GGTAGGTGTATGTCATGGTCAAAGCGATGGTTGTCTATCGTGTTATGTAGGTCAATCGTTAAATCAGCTCTTGTCATATAATCACCATGTTGTTTCTGTCTGTCTTTTAATATTGTTTCAATTGTCATATCTTACCTCTCTTATTATATAAATGATACACACTATACACACTAACCACTTAACATAGTCTAACACACACAATATATCACATAGCAAATAGGGATCAATAGTGTGATTAACCATACTATTAAGCGTATGGTCGTGTGCCTGACTTGTCTATAATGAGTGCTTGTTTCCTTGGCTTTACTGTTTCATTAGGGGGTATTGATATATGCACCCATGAATCAAACTCCTTTATTACTTGGTCATATGCTATTTTACTATTTACTATGGCCTTGATGACCTGGTCAGGTGTCATGCCACTCACTGTTATGTCTGCTGCACACCCTACACAATGTTGTGATGTGGGTTTGCTACCTAACAAATTATTAACATTAGGTGAGCGATAAGCAGAATTAATATGAATAGGTTTAGAAAGTAAAGAGCGAATAGTCTCAAGGAATTTGGCAAGACGAGTAAGATTGATGACAACATCACCGCTGGGATTATTGTCCAAGTTATGTCTGACAGAAATATCACTGTATGTTAGCTCCTCTAAAGTAAAATGTTCTGATAGGTTCATCTCTTAATACTCAAATACATTCTTTCACCAATAATAAAGCTCATGCAAGCGCCTGTCATATCAAGAAACACTGCTACTATTGACACAGGAACATTAGGTGAATATACCACAGCTATTGTAGCCAATAATATAAATGTAATGATAACATATCTGTAAGATGCTCTCAAATCAATGATCCATTTTGATGGTTCACCATTCGGAGTGTCTAAATCAGCTAATGCTTTAAGCTTTTCTGTTTCTGCTTGAATAAGGGATATGCGCTCTTGCATATTTTGTGGTTGGCCACCTGCTCCGCCTGTAAATTTTGCAAATAATCCTCTCACTCCATCAGTAAATGCTGGCACTAATGCAGGCAATATCAGATTGATTAAACTTCCCATTTAAAATTCCTCATGATTAAAATTATACAGATCACATATGCGTTTGGCTAGTTTATTAAATTTATAATTATGCTGATCAAAATCTGAATGATTAGCTTTGTATAAATAAACATGGATACACTCATGCATCATTGTTTCAAATATTTTCAGAAAGCTGTCGCACATCTTATCCACTTCAATTCTCATAGGCTCTGTATGAAAATAGCCCATCACTTCATTTGTGTTTATAACTGAAAATTGAATTTTGTGAGGCTGTGGCATTTGATACTCGTTGAATGGCGGTAATGATATACATAGCTTGTATATTTTACGCAAATTTTGTTTCGTTAGTAACTTGGAAACCATAGTCGTTGTCTGTGTAAGTAATCATGCCATTAGGTGAATAAAATAAATAAATGCCTTTGTTTTCCTCTTGTGTTTTTAATGTGTGATGCGGAACACATAAACTTTGAAACAGATTACTTTTGAATTTGCTTTGGTCTTGCCTATGTGGAAATACATGGTCTATATGTTCTGCTTGAACAACCTTGCCTTCCAATAAACAAGCTGCACATAATGGATTCTTGCTTAACTGTATCTTTCTTTGCTTTTTCCAAAATGCAGTTCCATAGAGCTTATTATTTTCTTTTCCTTTTTCTGTCGTTCCTCCACCATGTTGCACACAAAATGTTGATCTGTATGTCTTTGGGTTATTGCAGCCTAATTCCCTACATTTGCTATATTTAGGGACAGTTGGCATCTACCAAAAATCTTTAAATGATTTCAGTGCGTAAAATACAAGGCTATTTCTATAACCGCCCTCTTGAATAGGTATGATAGGTGTTACACCATGAACATTACGCCAAGCTGGATAAACGAGCATAGAATTATCTGCACTATCTACAGTAGCATTATAATCGGGAACAGTCGTATTGCCACCTTTTGCATTACTTTTTTTTGCAATAATTACATTGACACACCCTTCAAGATTTGCTCCATCAATGTGATAGTTGGCCGCAATATTGAAATTACTGATGCTTGATGTGAACAGTCTGCCAAATCTATATTTAGGCGGTATGCTTTCTGTTACTACTTTCAATTGATTTTCAAATATATTAGGTGCTATGGATTTGATTACTTCTTCTGCTTCATAACATGCGAGCATCATGGCCTTGATAAATGTTTTGGCGCTTTCAACCCTATGCACACTACTGATGTTAGGATATGGCCGCCTCATGTGTGGCTTTGCAGGAATAGAGCCTATGATTGTGCTGTATTGAGTAATTATACGATAAATGTTTTTACCATTCTCATCTTTCCCCATAGGTTTTTTTCTGTCCATGTTTTGTTTTGGCACACGATCAGACAGTAACTCTGCATTGGCTATCTCAACATACTGTTTAAGTTTGCCGCTTATTTCTTTTAAATAAAATCCTATCGGCACACCATCAGCATAAAAGATAGTGTCCTCTGTAATATTAGGTTGTAAGTTGCCACACTCATCACCAATTTTGATTGTATGTTCTTGCGGGCTTAAATCTACGCGCTTCATACGATTTCTTTTTTGTAATGTGCGGCCACAGCTTTGATATCTGCTTTCATGTCTATGCGGCCTTTGTTCATTTTTAAAGTAATGAATGGATGCCACTCTTTGACAATCATGCGAGCTGCTTCTTCATCTTCTTTTTTTTGATATTTTTCTTGTAAACCGCCAGCATTACTTCCGACATTTGGGCAGTTGAACCAAATATGATTGAATCTTAAAATGCCTGAACCATATTTGATACATTGCAACGCAAAATCTCTGTCCCCCTTTAAAGGAAACTTTTCTTTGAAGCGCCATTTGATTTTCTCTACATTAAGCAAGGCACATACATCAGGAAACTTGCGATTGACACTCCATGCTTTCTTTTCATGCCACGCATGTTGACAGTAATTCATTCCAATAATTTCAAAGGGCAATTTTGCCGCAGCATCTTCAATCGTTTTTAAAATGCTCGCATCTTTCTTTACTGTCTTGCCATTGTATATACCGAAACTCGTGATGTCATCATCTGCAAACCATGCCCATTTATGCCCATTTTTTTTGAGCCAATCTAATTTAAAGTTCCTGACATACATAAGACCTTTATTGTTTTCGCCAATATTGATTTTGTTAGGCACATCATAATCAGTGAAATCTTGAGGCTCTAAAAAATGATATACCTCATAACCTGCATCAGCAAATAATTTCCAAGTTTTTGTGTCAGGTCTTTTTCTTGATGGGATACAAACTATCATGCTATCAATTTATTCTTTTCAGAGCGTAGGTGTTGAATCACCATAGAACCAATGTATGCTCCTTCGTTGCGCCAAAATTTAAATAACTCTTGAGCTTCCTCATAATCATCAGGTTCAAATTCAATTTGGATTGCTTTTTTTGAATTCCCGGTCATGTCATCTAGTTGTCTATCTAAATTATGCTCATCTAAAATAGAATAATCTATTTCTTTGACTTGCAATTCTGATGCATCAAAAGCCAATATGCTCAAATCAAAATCACTTATTTTTAGCTTTTCAATTTCCATGAGCAACATGGATTCGTCCCACTCTGCATTCAATGCTATTTTATTGTCTGCAATGATATAGGCCTGCTTTTGTGTTTCACTCAAATCTGATGCGTCAATCGTTGGGATTAAATCAATGCCGAGTTTTTTTGCAGCTTCAACGCGGCCATGACCTGCGAGAATATTAGCTCCATCAACAATAATTGGGTTACGAAACCCAAACTCTTTGATTGATGCAGCAATTTGATCAATTTGCATTTCACTATGAATGCGACTATTTTTTTCATAGGGGATCAATTCAGAAACTAATCTGTATTCAACTTGTATTGTCATATCTTTTCCTTTATTTTAAAAACATCAATTTATAAATTGTTCCATCTACTAAAGACCTAATATCATCTACTGAATTTTGCAATTCAGATTCAGAACCTACTACATCTCTATTTTCATCAATGTATGTGGCCAAATCTAAAAGTTCTTCAAGACCGCTTACTTTCGGAGGCGTATATGTATTTGGATATTGAATGATTATTCCTTTGCGACCTTGCCATTCCTCTATTAAGCTGTCAGTTTGTTCAACAATAGCCTCATAAAAATTACCTAAAGCTTTATGCTCTGCGTAGCTTTTTGTTTGAAGATGCAAAATATGTGTGTTCGTGCCAGCATGTAAAAGCTTTAAAAAGAAATCGCCTATTGAAATAGTGGCGTTTGTTGTTTGAGCCTCTTTGATTGAAAATACAGTTTTCATAATAATTCCTTAAAAAAATTATTCTACTCTAAAAGAGCTAAAGTTTGTTGTAAAAGTTGCGATTCTGTTCCATATTTTTTTTCAAAGGTTTTTTGACCTGCATGGAGTGCCACACCATGTCCACCATGTTGATGATGCATCGGGCAAAGGGGTATAGCGTTAGACCAATGGCTTTTTTGACCAATTCCAGCACCATGTCTAATATGATGTATGTGAGGAGCAGAATAACCGAAATTGAGATTATGACAAACGATGCAGCCGATTTGAGATAGTTTTTCATAGTGTTGTTTTTCATCTTTGGTCATTGCCAAGCGAAACCTAATTCAGTAATTGCCCATATTTCAATTTTATCCATATAGTCCGTCATTTCCTCAACAGACAACGAAGTAGTGCTTTTCAAAACTTCAAAAGATTCACCATTTAGAATTCTTTCAGTGCGCAAAAATTTGAATTTCAAAATCTTGTGCATCTCATCTTGAGAATAACCAATGTAGTCACCTATGGCCTTATACATTGCCCATAGTCTGTCGTTCTGTTCGTTGGTTCTTATTTCCTTATTTTCAGTAAGCACTATTTTCCATTTTTTTGTGAAGTCCAGCGCTTCAAGCTTTTCTATCAGGAACGGAAGGTTTTGTTTTGTAATGATCCATTGCATATTCTTTGGCCTTTGCAGGTGTCTTATAAAATCCTAATAATTTACTTGGTAATTCCCATACGCCATATTTTGCGTCATCTGCAACAATATATTTAGCGATTGAGTATCCATTTGCGGTTATCGCAAAATTACCAAACTTTTTCCATTTGAATTCCATTGCGCAATTCTAACGCTTCTTTTGCAAAACGGATAGAGATTGCAGGATAATTTTTTGGGTTTGCTAATATACGCTTTGCCCAAGCTTTGTAATCAGTTTTTGGTGATAATGTTTTTGAAACAATTTGCATGACCTGGTCAGCATGTTTTTTACTGTCCTCTAGAGCCATTCTAGGCGCTGCTATGGCGCTAAATTTTGTAGGCCTAGGGCAAAGCTTAATGATATCTATTGGTGTGGGTGCTGATGTGTTTTTAGATGTATAAACATCAAAAGCCTTGCATACAGTTTGAAAGTCAAATTCTTGCAGCTTGGCAAACCAAACCCGCATCAAAGATAATTCAACTTCGGGCTGACTATACATTTCCATAATGGAATTTATTAGTTTCATAAAATTACTCTTATCTTTATCTGTCATATATTGTCCTAAAATAGTGGTTCATCTGAAATCAAATCAAATACATTTTCTATTGGTGCAGGCGGCAACCTTTCAATTCTGTGGTTTGGCCTATGTAAAACATAACATTCAGCTTCATGCTTTGTTCTGAACCTACGGATAGGCTCACCTAAATCATCAAAAACTAAATATCTAAATAAAACTTCCATCATTAACACTTTCATAGATTCCTTATAAGTATTAATTCTATCACCATATCGACACCAATGGCCAAACCAATCACGCCAGCAATTATTAATAATTTGATTGCAATGTCTATAATTCTAGCCATTAAATTCTTCCCATAAATAAAATAGGACGAGTGAAACAACCAAAAATATAACCACCCACAAAATAAAACCAACAATTTTAAAGACCGATGACAAATTTGCTAGATTCATATTTTTTTTCAATCCCTGTTACAGTTTTAGTTTTAATAACGCCTAGCTCTGAAATAACTAAATTGTGCTTCTTGCCTTTCAAATCTTTTAACCATGAAAGGCTGTCAGGCTCAAAAAATGATATCATTTTCCATGCGAGTTGGCCATTGTGATCAAATTCCTCTATCAACCAAGCTTTAGTTTCCATATTAACCACCGCTTAAAATTTGAGCCGCCATTAATCTATTGGTTAATGGGTTGAATGTTAATCTTAAATTTGGAATTGTGCGTTTCGGTGAATTTTGCCCATTCGTTAAAGTTAAAGAGCATTTATTTTCATCAGTCAAATAAACTCTATATTCTTTAACATATGCTTCAGGTTTTCTGCTTGTTTTTGTTTTTGCTACAGCTTGCACATTGAGCTCGCCATTTAATTGACGAACCCAATTTTCTAGATTTCCCATTGTCGTATTCATATATTGTCCTTAAGTTAATAAATCAAAATTACTCTCAAGCTTTTCATACTTGAGTTGTAAAATTTGCAATTCTTGTGCGGCCAATGTCATAAGCATTGAAGCATCACGCAGCTTATGAATCAAAACCACATCTGTTGAGGCTCTGCTTTCATCATTGAGTAATGCTGCACTATCAAATAATTGATTGCTTAATTCTGCCATGTTGTTCCCCTTTGTTATTGAATAATGTAATTGTGATCATACCATGTTGGAATTGTTCTGCTAGTCCATTTTGCAATGTGAAACTTGTATAGCTGATAATATTTTCTATAGGAAGCTATTGCATCATTTTCTATTTTGCAATCATCAGGCATTGCAGGCGTAGGCTCTGTAAATTCATCATGGCCAATATGCTCAGGAAGTTTTCCAAGTTTTTTTAATAAATCTGTTCTTTGAACCTTATGAATTTTGCCATAACGATAAGTGTATTCAATACATAAAAAATGTAGTAATTCATGAAGCCAAAAATAATTTGAATAGCTTTTGCGCACCCAAATAGCTGAAGGGTGATTCATGTGAGTGGTTTTATAAAATTCTTGTGTGTCTGCAAAGCTGTCGCCATCACAAACTCTGTGAGCTGTAGAAAGAAGCTGCGCATATTCTAAAATCATTTTGACGCAATGTTTATCTAAATGCATAGTAGCGCAGGTTCTTGGGTTTTTATCTAAATAAAATATATTCATCTTGTCTTGTCCTTATGTTAATAAAAAATATGATTACCTAATGCTATTTTAACTGTTTTATCTTTAGACCAAATTGGTTTTATATTTTTAGTATGAAACCATTTAGCCCCTCTCGTTGGATCATCTACACGACCTTCCAAAATGGCTTTTGCTAATGGCATGAATTGCGCAGTCTGTTTTTCAGTTGGCATTCCCACCTTTGACAAAAACTCATATTGATTGGGTTGTTGCATTATTTTACAAATATTATCAGGATAGCGTGGATCTTTTTTCCTGTTAATAGCTGTATAAGCTGCGGCTATTTGACCAATTGGCGCTTCACCTCTTGCTTCACCCCAAATAATTGCTGATAGACACATAAGTTCGTTTAACATCTAATCTCCTAGAATGTTATAGGGATAGGCGGTTCGTCCTTCCAGCGACCTTGATTCAAATAGGTTGTTGGATTGGGAATATACTGCCCTTCATTTTTGAACCATTGATCAGATTCCATTTGCCACGACAATGCTTCAAGGACTTCTTTTATGTTGGCTTGTTTTGTTTTCCAAGCTGCCATTGCTTTGTCTTTGCCTACTTTTTTAGGATAAGCATTCCAAAAAATATCAAAGTCATTTTGCTCACTCTCTGTAAGAGTGGTTTTTGGTTTGATGGTTTTTGGTTTATGGTTTGCTGGTTTATGGTTGGTAATGCCATCGCTATGCGTTTGCATTGCGTCAGCATCAGTCCATCTTTTCTTTGCAGCGTTGGAAGCTGTGGTAGATTTTAAATGATATGCTTCAATTTCAATTTCACAGCGTCTATGAACATAACCGCTTTCAGTTTTAGTAAAGAAATCGTTAAGGACATTTTCAATAGCAGATTTTTCATTTTCCCCCCTTGCGCTCATTAAGCGAAATAGTTTTGTTAAATCTAATGGAATTGGTGCTTCAGATAAATAATACTGATCCAATAGTTGATGATAAACGCCATGCTCTAGTAAAGATAAATGTGAAGTATCTTTTCTGTAGTCGGCAATATTATGTTGATAATAGTGCATAAACCCCCTCTTTTCTTGTAAGTGCCAAATCATTTTCCAGCAAATCCAAAAAAAAAGAAAGCTTTTTATGAGGCCAAGTAATTTTTGACCTGGTCTTTTGCTTCTAAAAAGCCATAACAAACGATGGCAGCATAGCCCATAGATTGAGCCAGCTTGATAAATTCTAACTGATTTTGCTGCGGTTTACCACCTTTAGATTTCATTTCTATAAAAAGGCCATGATGGCCACCTTTTGCTACCATTAAAAACAGGTCGCTGACGCCTGCAATGACGCCCTCACGCTTTAATTTGATTGCTGTGCCAATGTTACGCACCCCGCCATTAGGGATCGCCCATAGGCAGCCGCGAAGTAATGGGTATTGCGCCCTAAACCACTCAATTAAAAGGACTTGTTGCTCGTGTTCTGCTTGTTTCATGGCCACACTTTACCATACTTGCTCAATTTTTAATCAATTTTGTTGTTTTTGCTCATTTTTTAATCAATTTGCTCATTTTTTAATCAAAAAAAGTGGAAATATTTCCAAAAATTGCTTGAAATTACTTGCCAAGCTCTAAAAAAGGTTGAAAATAACACTTGTAGCACATTTATTAACAGGAAACGAAAGGAAACAACATGATAGTTTACACAGACCGCAAAAACCACGCCAACCTTCCATTTCTAGATGAAACCAGCTATTACAGAGGCAATGTATTCTTTGATGCTATGCCTTGTGATTGCTGCGGCAAAGTTTTGATTGAAATGGCCAACCCTGTTACAGTAGAAACAAGGTTCAATGATTTGGCATTTTATCAACAAGGCAAATTAAACGCAGCCGAATTCAACATCACCGACCAATACGAATTTGTTGATGGTCAAATGATTTGTTTAGATTGCGAAGGAAAATAAATGACAACACAAAATAAAACAACAAGGGTAGAAATGACTTACAGAAATTTACTGCAATCAATTAAATCTGATGTAATTAAAGCAGGTTTTAAAACTCACAGTAATATGTCAATCAAAACATGTAAAAAAAATGGCGGCAAAATTGAATACGCTTGCCAATTCACAACAACAAATAAGCAAAACGATACATTATTCACTTGGGCTGATAATATTTTAGCCAATGGCAAAGATGATGCTCGTTATCAAGCTTGGAAAATTGTGTTAGGCAAACTCAATATAGCGGGGGGTGCAAAATGAGGCTCACCGCTGCCATTGGTGTTATTCAAACATTAGCTGCAAATCTTGATATTGAATTTGATCATGCTTTGCAATACATTCAAGAAAATTACAATGACAAGGATATTATCAACAAATATCAGCGTATAGCGTATGAATGTTATGTTCGCTATGCGCTTTTACAATCAAACTAACGGAAACGAAAGGAAACAAAATGACTACAGATAATAAATATAATGGTTGGCACAATTACGCAACATGGCGTATCGCTTTAGAAATATTCGATAATTTTGATGCTACAGGTTATTCTCATGAGCCTCATATATTAGCTGAACAATTGAAAGATTTTGCTGATGAAATTATATTCATGGATATTCCGCCAAATAATAATAGTCTTGCGATAGATTATGCTGGCGCTTTCCTTCAAGAAGTTAATTGGTATGAGATTGCTGAACATATTATTGATAATGAAGAAGGTGAAGCTCAATCCGAGGAGGACTATGATGAAACTATATAAATTTTTAGTTAAAGGCACTTCTACGATTTATTATGAACGAGAAATTGTGGCAGAGAATGAAGATGAAGCGATTGATGTATTTTCTGCCTCATTAGATGATAATGACAAAGTAAGTGAAGAAAATTTTGAAATCTATGATATTGAAAATGTTGGCATACCTACGGAGGACGAATTATGTTCATAGTCGATTTTCAAACTGAAAAAATTAGAGAGGTTGATCACTTTGAAATATGTAATTTTGTGAACAATCTTATTTGGGAACAAAGCGAGGATTTACTTGGTAAGCGCTATTTATTTATTCCCACTGCAGATGCTGCAGAGTATGTTTTAACAAAATCATTGGAGAACAAAAATGCAAAAAAACACTAAACTAGCTATTATTTATGCTATTGCTGCATGGGCATATTTCGCAATTTGTCTTTATGTCCTTACGCCAATGGTCATACAATGGTGGAGTAAATAAATGTTGCCAAATCAAACAGATAAGAATACTATACAACAAAATCAAAACACAACGGAGGCCGTTATGTCTGAAGAAAATGTTTTAGTAGAAAACAAAGTGCATATTCAAACTATGGTAAACCCTGATCCTGACTTTTTAGATGGTGATGAAAAACCTACGCTTCAAGAATTGATTGAATATTATTTAATGTTTCAATCAAAAAAGTTTTCAGATGCTTACAATGGTTGGGATTTGCAAGACCAGGTCAAAAATATTCTTTATGATCCTGATGATGACAAAATTGGCCGCATTAAAGATTTGTATGATGCAAAAATTGAACAGGTTGCTAAAGATGTAGTTACAAGATACATCAATGGTGAAAATACTGCTGCTCATTGGGCAGGTAACATTTACAATGAGACAATGAAACACATTATATAATTAAAAGGAAACTATAAGACATGAAAACATCAGATAGCATTAACGCTATATCCAAAGCTTTGGTTCAAGCGCAGCGTAACATCAAGTTTGCAATCAAAGACAGCACCAATCCTCACTTCAAATCACGCTATGCCGATTTAGGCTCTGTAATAGATGCAGTCAAACCAGCTTTGAATGAAGCAGGTATTGCATTCCTACAGACCGCCAGCGCAAGTGAAGCAGGATTTATTTCTTTGACCACACGCCTTATTCATGAATCAGGTGAATGGATTGAGGACACCGCAAACTGCCCATTACAAAAAAATGATGCGCAGGGCGTTGGAAGCTGCATGAGTTATTTACGCAGATATAATTTAAGCGCCATCTGTGGCCTTTACCAAGATGATGATGATGGTGAAGCTACACGCATGAACCCTGAAGATTATATTAAAAAAATCAATGAAAGCAAAACCATTGATGAGCTACAAAAAAACTACGCTACTATCATTTCAGAAGTGCGAAATAATAAAACTGTGGCGCAGGCTGTAATCAATGAAACAAATAAACTCAAAAAAATATTACAAGGGGAACAAGATGACACAACAAGACCGCTTAATTAAATATTTTAAAAAATCAAAAACGATTGATCCGTTGAAGGCATGGAAAAATCTAGGCATTTATCGGTTAGCTGACACAATTTATAACCTACGCAAAAAAGGCTATGAAATTGAAACGCAGGCCAAGAAAGTCAAAAACTCTTTTGATGAAACTTGTATTGTTGCAGAATACAGAATGCGAGGCATGTTATGAATTCACTCATGACAAAAGCAAATCAAATATATCCCCAATCAGAAAGCATGCGTATTCAATGGATTGTGCAAACCATTTATTTACGCTTGAAAAGGCAAAATGATATGGAACCGATAAACCAGCATGCTATGGGAAGGTATTTTTATGGACATACAACAAGGAAGTGATGAATGGTTTCAAATGCGACTTGGTAAGGTTACGGCCAGCAAAATTGCCGACCTTATGTCCAAAATCAAGTCAGGTGAGAGTGCAGGCCGCAAAAAACTCAAAAACGAGCTCGTTAGAGAGCGTTTAACAGGAAAACGAGTGCAAGGCTACACCAATGCAGCAATGGAACGCGGAACAGCGTTAGAACCGCTTGCAAGGGCTTCCTACGAGGTGAAAAGAGGCTTATTTGTAGATCAAATAGCTTTTGTCAATCACCCTGTCATTTCTATGGCAGGTTGTTCACCTGATGGCATGATTGGTAGCGATGGCCTTATAGAAATCAAATGTCCGCTGCCCGACAATCACCTTGAGCATTTTATCAACGATGGCAAAGATTTAGTCAGTCGTTATTATGCCCAAGTGCAGTTTCAGATGGCCTGCTGTGGCGTAGATAGAAAATGGTGTGACCTGGTCTCTTTTGATCCTGACATCAGCGAACCTTTGCAGCTTTTCATTAAGCGCATTTATAGAGATGAGGATTTTATCTCGCAAGCTGAAGCAGAAGTAATTGAGTTCAATAATGAAGTAGATTTAATCGTTCAACAACTAAAGGAAAAAGAAAATGGCAATAACTCATGATTTATTAGCAGGCGGTGAAAACTATGTTGGTAAAGACGGCAAAGAAAGAAGAAAATGGATTAGATGTGGCGTTGTTGTAGAAACAAAAAATGGCGGCCAAGCTATCAAGCTTGAAACTATCCCTGTCAATTTTGATGGGTGGTTACAAATGAAAGAACCGCTACCAAAAGATTCACAACAAACTAGCGCCAAGTCATCAACTTCTTTTGATGATATGGAAAGTGATGTTCCGTTTTAATTGATCAATGGGTGAAAGTTTTAATGTAATGCAATATAATATAGGCGAATATTGCTAGACTTGCGCAAGGTATTTAATAATAGACATTAAGACAAGTAGCCCTCTTTTTTAGGAACCATATGCCAAAATTAATATCAGATGAAGAATTCATAAAGCTTTGGGGTGAATTAAAATCATGCCAAAAAATCTCAACAAAAACAGGTATCAGTATTCGTGCTGTGCAAATGAGGCGCAGAGCAATGGAAAGCCGATACGGATTGGATTTACAGGCCAATGAAGAAAAGCCTTTTATAGAACGACACTCCGCAAGAATTAATATCCCTATTCAAGATGGCATTGTGATTGTTTTTTCTGACGCTCACTTTTGGAATAATGATGAAACAACCGCATTCAAAGCGCTTATTAAATTTATCAAAGAATTAAAACCTAAAGCTGTGATTGCTAATGGTGATGTATTTGATGGTGCAAATATATCAAGACATGGCCGCATTGGATTTCTTGAACACAGGCCAACAGTCATTGATGAATTAAACGCCTGCAAAGAAATGCTAGGTAGGATTGAAGATGCTTGCAAGACAGTTAAACCTAGCCCTTTTCTCACTTGGACACTAGGTAATCATGATAGTAGGTTTGAAACATATCTTGCAGCAGTCGCACCTGAATATGAATTTGTTAATGGCTTTCATTTAAAAGATCATTTTCCCGCTTGGAAACCATGCTGGGCTACATGGATCAATGATGTCTGCATAAAGCATCGCTGGAAAGGCGGAGTGCATGCCACGCACAATAATACAATGGGCGCTGGAACAAGTATCGTTACCGGCCATTTACACTCATTAAAAGTTTCAGCATATACTGATTATACAGGCACTCGCTATGGTGTGGACACAGGAACATTAGCTGAAATAGATGGCGATCAGTTTTTAAATTACACAGAAGATAATCCAAAGAATTGGCGTAGTGGTTTCGCTGTGTTATCATTTCATAAGGGCAAACTTTTACCGCCTGAATTGGTAGAAGTTATTGAAGATGATGTTGTAGCTTTCAGGGGACAGGCTTATGAGTTATAGCGAGGCAGGCAAAGGTTCAAAACAAAGGAAAACAAATAGAAAACAATATGATGAAAATTACGATTTAATATTTGGCCGCAAAGAAAAGTATTATGATTCAGATGATGAATCTAACTCTTGGGACGAGGACAAAATAAATATCGTTGGCACTAATGGCAGCACAGGCGATCATTATATTAAATGATGCTCAAATTACTTGTGGCCTACACTTTATATCATTATGAAGCTGCGTTGATTTGGTGGGTTTTATATTTCATAGTTTTATGGACAGAAAAAAAGGGAGCGTTTTAAGCTCCCTTGACTAACTTAAGGATACATTGTGTATGAAGCAATGTGTCCACATTATAGCATTATTTATTCATAACATACATAGTAACTTCAAATCCAAATCTCATTTCTGTAGCTGCTGGTTTAGTCCACATAATATTTGCCTTTCATTTATGACAAACAAAATTATTTGTCTAGCAAATTATGGCTTTTTTGCAATACAAAAACATCAAGAAAATCATTATTTAAATTTAGAACGAGCCCATTCATAAATTCTAATGCAATACCAAATGATTGATAGCAATGCGGCTATTGCTGGTAAAAATTTCATTATTGCGCCAAAAGCTGTAAGTCCCGAAACTGTATCTAATACATGCTTCGTATGTTCTTGCATATCCATGTTATTTCTTTCTAATAATTAATAAGATGCCTTTCAATAGCAAGATAAAGACTGTCATTGCTAGATATATAAACAATAGAGCCGTCAGATAATAAAATAACCAAATAATGTTTATTATCATAAAAATCGGAGCCAATATCTTTGATTGTTTTATTTTGTAGAAAATTGAAGATGTCATCAGTGGTTTCATGGAAAGTTTGCATTTAAACTTTCTATTACTACTTCAGGATTAACAAATTTATTTGCATCATGATCTGTTTCTTCCCACCATAAAAATTGATTTTCACGCAAATTTTTCCTATCCTTTATAAGATTGATATTTTCAGGATGTCCAAATATCAAAGGATCAGAAACAGACCACAATACTATACCATATTTTTTCTTATCCCAAGCAAAATGTTGAAGAAAAGAATCACAACTTATCCATGTTCTGCATTCATTAATAAGATTTTCAAGCTCTTTTAAAGATAAATTTTTTTTAAAATCAGAAACTAATTGTTCCTCGCCTTCAACGCCAACTTGAATAATAGGTTCTTTAATTAATGCAATTAATTCTTTCCAATAAGGATAATTTTTTGCATTTTGTTTTCCGCTTCTTAAAGCTTTAGCATAAGGGCTAATAATAATCATAAATACATTTTCCTAAAAGCATTTTCAAGACTGTCAGTCCATTCCCATTGTTTCATTTTTTTATATATGCTCCACTCGTCTATAGCACCAAATAAAGATTTTGCTTCTGACAATGGCCTTCCGGGAATGATTTCAGGAAAACAAGTAAATACTTCTGCATTTTTTATTTCAGGCAATACATGACTAAATACTATGTGATCGCCCATACCACAATTAAGCACGACAATTTTTTTATCTTTGTAAGCTAATGTGTTTCTAAAAATCAATTCATCATGTTCATACATTTCTTTACTTGTTTCAGCTCTGATTCCGCCTTGTGGATTTTTAAGATGCCAACTTGTAGCATTTGGAACAACAAGAATTTTATAGCCTTTTAAATATAATCCATAAGTAAATAATGTTTCTTCTCTATGTGCTACTCTTGAAAGACCTAAATTATAATCATGTATGCCAGCTTTATAAAGAAAATAACAATGAAGATGTTCAACTTCTTTAGTTTTATGAATAAATGACCATTGAATATTTGGTTCTTTATCTATATTTTCTATTTTGCCTGTAGGTTTTTCATTATTAAAATTGACAGGGAAAGGTGGTGTTAATATTGCACCACCTATTGCACCTACACTTTTATGGGTGTAATTGAATAATGTTTCTAAAACATTTGGTTCAGGAATACAATCATCATCAATGCGCCACACCCATTCAAATTTATTTTCATTAGCTTTTTGATGGTTGTGATGTTGACCTTTTTTTTCAGCAAAAACCCATTCCCATTTAATATTTTTTATTTCACATATTTTAAAAAAATAATCATAAAATAATTCACCCCTTACATCACGAGAATCGTTATTGTCATCATAAATAATAATTGCATTAGGAAGTTTTGTTTGATTTAAAATAGCTTGAAGTGCTAAAGGAAGTGTTGTGTCGTAGCGACCCCTTGTAGATATTGAACATAAAATGCTACTCATGATCCCAGCTCATTATCATAAGATTAAATCTATTTCCTTCTTTTATTTCAGCAGGCTCTTTTGATACAAAACCTTCCTCATTAATAAATTCATATTTAAAATCAGGAAAGTGTGATTCATTTAAGCCATGAAGTTTATGATGCTCACCCCAAAAGCCAACAGGTTCATTATGAGGCGTAGTTAATAATAAACGCTTGCAATGTTGTTTGAGTTTTTGTGCTATTTCAAGGCCATTATCAAGATGTTCAATAAGCTCAAAAGCAATTATGGTGTCGTATTGTTCAAGCGGGTAGGTGTTTATATCGGCATGAACAAAAGATGCGTTTAAACCCCATTGCTGTTCGTTTGCAACCCCAATAATAACAGGATCATAATCTAAACCTATATAATTTGCATCATTTGGAAAAAATTGATGGCCATAACCTGTTGAACAACCAATCTCTAAAATATTTCTACCTAAAAGATTGCGGTTAGCCCAAAGATAACGAGTGGCTTCTCTAGGGTAAACTGGATCACCTTTTAGAAAAACCGCTCGCTCATAATTATTTGTTAATAAAAATCTATAATAATTTAAATCATGCTTTTTAAAGTATGCTAAAGCATCTTGTGTTGTCTTATCCATTGTTGTCCTTTAAATTGGATACACTAAATCAACCCTTTGTGATATTGCCAATGCTGTTCCAAATACCACGCTAGTTCCTGAAGTTACAGTTACATCAACTGCATTAATCATTTTAACACCTTGTAAAAATACTTGAATTTTTCCTGAAGTGTATGTTTGTGTTGTAGTGAATGTTGTCTGTGCCGCAGAAGAAGTAAATTGATCGTAAATCATTTTAGTTACTATGCTAGGTGCAGTGCCACTGTAGCCTGAATATCCTGAAAAACCTGAAACTCCGCTACCTGAATAACCACTTATTCCACTACCTGAATATCCACTAAAGCCACTTGCTCCATTAGCTCCACTAAATCCGCTAATACCTGAAAATCCATTGATACCACTATAGCCTGATAAACCTTGTGCGCCACTAAAACCTGAATATCCACTAATACCTGAAGCGCCTACTGCACCTGAATAGCCACTAATACCTGATGCTCCATTGATGCCTGAATAGCCACTAAAGCCACTTGTTCCATTAGCTCCGCTAATTCCTGAATAACCACTAAAACCACTTGCACCAACTTCACCGCTAAATCCACTAAAACCTGATGAACCATTAGCGCCACTAAAACCTGAAGTGCCACTTGCACCATTAATACCTGAATAACCTGAATCACCTTTTAATCCACTGTATCCACTAAATCCACTGTAACCTGAAAGACCAGGCGTTCCAACTTCACCGCTATAACCGCTATAACCTGATTGACCTATAGCTCCACTAAAACCGCTAAATCCTGAATAGCCACTTATTCCACTGTAACCTGAATCACCAATTAAACCTGAATAGCCACTATAGCCACTATAACCTGAAGTGCCTGGAGTTCCTACTTCACCACTGAAACCTGAATAGCCACTATAGCCTGAAATTCCTACTGCTCCGCTATAACCACTGTAACCACTAAATCCACTATAGCCTGATATACCATTAATAATAGCTAAAAATAATTGTTGATTATTTGTAAATCCCGTTGTGCCTGTTCCGCTAGATGAAATTAAAGATACGGGAACAGTCCAATAGCTATTAGAAGTGCCTGGATTAATATTTGTAGGTGTTCCATTAACTAACCAAATTTGATTGTTTGTGCTTACATTTCTATCTTGAATAGTAAATTGTTCTGTGTTTTCTAAACCAGCCAAGAAAATATCAATGTCAGTATTGTCTTCAGTTAAATGGTCAATATTAATTTGAGTGCCAAGAATTTGCACTGCATTGTTCCATAACAAATGACCATTAGTTGGCTGACCGCTATAATGAGTAGTATCAGCTTTATATAAGAATAAACTTGATGATCCGCCTGTAGCACCTTGAGCGCCTGAATACCCGCTATCACCTGAATATCCACTAATTCCACTTTCACCGCTAAATCCGCTTATGCCACTGTATCCACTAAATCCTGATATGCCTGAAGCACCAACCATACCACTCCAGCCACTAAATCCTGAATCACCTGAAGCACCGACTTCACCTGAAAAACCACTGTATCCACTGTAGCCTGAAATACCTATTTCCCCGCTAAACCCTGATTCACCGCTCCATCCACTGTAGCCTGAAATTCCTGAAGCACCAACTTCACCTGACCATCCGCTAAAGCCTGAATATCCTGATGTTCCATCTTGACCTGAATAACCTGATTCACCATTGATACCGCTAAAGCCTGATATACCTGATTCGCCTGACCATCCACTTATTCCTGAATCACCACTGAATCCACTAATACCTGAATCGCCACTAAATCCACTGATTCCACTGTCGCCACTATAGCCACTAATACCTGAATCGCCACTGTAGCCGCTTATGCCGCTATCACCTGAAAATCCACTGTAGCCTGATATACCTGACCAACCTGATATACCACTGAAACCATTAATTCCACTGTAGCCACTTAAACCATTAATACCACTAAATCCTGACCAACCTGATATACCTGATTCACCACTCCATCCGCTTATGCCCGAATCACCGCTATAGCCACTGATTCCGCTATCGCCACTGAAACCTGATATACCACTATCGCCTGAATAACCACTTATGCCTGAATCACCTGACCATCCGCTATAACCTGATATTCCGCTATCGCCTGACCATCCGCTTTCACCGCTTCCGCTATATCCTGAATAACCTGAAATGCCACTATCACCTGAAAAGCCTGATATACCGCTATCACCGCTAAATCCTGATATGCCTGAATCACCACTAAATCCTGAATAACCTGATTCACCACTGAATCCGCTTTCGCCTGGTGGTCCTACAATTTGACCAACATTAGTCCAAGTTGAACCTGTCCATACATATAGATCACCATCTGCTTCTACAATATATGCGTCATTAAGATTTCCTGATGCTGGAAGATCACCAACAGTTGGAACAGTTCCAATAATATTAATTGAAGTGCCTTGTTGTCCGCTTTCGCCTGACCAGCCGCTAAAGCCTGATTGACCTGAAAATCCGCTATAGCCGCTAATACCACTAGCACCTGAATAGCCTGAATAGCCAAAACCACTATAACCTGAAAATCCTGAATATCCTGATTGACCTGAAGCACCTTGAACACTACGATCAATCGTTACTTGAGTTGCAGAAGGTGGTGTTACATTGACAGTTAAATTATTACTATCAATAACATCAATAGAATAATTAGCCATGTTAATTTACCACGCCATCTGATCTAACTAGGAATAATAAAAAGATAATAATATCTTGAGCGGGAGTTGAACCTGAAGCTGGGAAACCAATAACAATACGACCGCTAAAACCTACGCAATTTTCAGCATTAATATCTAATTCAGGATCGCTATCAATAACACCCCATGCGGATTCATCAATTTCTAAAGTAAATGTTCCACTAGCCGCAACGAGATTAGAAATAGTTAAAGGAACAGGGGATGGTGGTGGGGAATAATCAGCTATGTCAAAGGTTAAACCATAACGACTATCGTGAATATTAGTAACGGCTCTGCGAATAATTGTAGCATCTATTGAAGCACCTGTTAAATCAACAGAAGTGCCATCAGAATTAAATGCTAAATTCCAAAAAGTTTTTTGATTGTAAACAAGTTCGCCAGCAATGATTTCATTATCAAAGCCCGACACTTGTTGAAGGGTGTTTTTATTAAAGATAGCCATGTTTTCCTCACTAGGTAAATAACGCAAGCATCTTTCTGACGCAATGCGGAAATTATGTCTTATATTATATCTTAATTATTGAATTTGTGCTTCCCATTCGTCACCATCTACATACCAACCAAACATCCACATAATTCTTAAATCACCATCTTGACCAATAACTTTTTCTACTGAATGATCGTGTTTAGTTACTAAATATTGCATCATATCACCTTTTTTTAGTTTATATGATTCACCATTAACCCAAATTAAACCACCTTTAGTTTCAGAGGTAAGTATATTGCATCTTAAAGTGTGTTTTTCTTTTTCAATATCTATAGAATCTTTATGTAAAAATACATCGCCATCAGGCATTATAGCACTTACTACAACACCATCTTTCCCATGAATATGTTTAGGAGTTGCCCATTTAATTAGATTAAATTCTGTTTCTATTTGTTTATGAATATCTCTAACTAATTGTGGGTATTCGTAATTTTTTGTTGATCTAGTTGTGTATCTAAATCGCGTAGTATATATATTTTTTGTTTTATAATTTTGTGTTATTCCATAAGGAATATTATTTTTAGCTATATTTCCTCTTACCCAAGCATTTAATAATTCACATTTATCATTATCTAAATAATTAGGAATAACATTAACTATTTTCATTTTACAATTTTTCTGTTGGCACTAACTTTTCATTTCCTTCGTATTCAGTTAAAGGTGTTACGCCATTTGGAATATTTGCAGGATCAATAATATTTCCTACTTGATCCCCATCTCGTAATGGATGAATACAATAAACTACTGTTTCATTTTCAAGCGCAACCATTCCATGTTTTAACCCAGCTTTAATAAAAATAATTTGAGGAGCATGAAAAATTGTTGAATTTCCATCAACCATTAATTCAATAGAACCTTTACCTAATAAAGTTTGATGGTCAAATTTGTGTTTATGACCAGGATGAACATCCCCTGCATTTTTAAATACCATTTGTTTAACCCAACAATTTGCTACAATACTAATAGAAGGAATAACATCGTCATTTAAAGAAAAATCAAATTCAGGATTATTGCCACCTTCAGCATTTACTGTTGAAATTGGTCTGCACCAAACGCTCAATCCTTCGTATTGATTTTTATCTTTAATTTGTTTTTCTTGTTCAACAATTTCCTCTTGTTTTTTTATAGCATTAATTTTTGCTTTTGCAATTTCTAATTCAATTTCAGCAATTAAATTAAATGAAGTTATTTCTTCATTTAAAGAATTATTGTATTCAATATGCCCAATATTTTTTTCTGAATCCCATTGAATTGCTCTAATATTTTTGGCAATCATAGACAGATCAACATCATTTGTTGCATTACCATCACTACAAACAGTATTATCTTCTGTAATAATTGAATATTTCATATTAATTTACCTCTATTAAATTTTGTTTATATTGGGATGCTACTAATAAAACTTGAGTATTTGTTTCATTAGCTTTTACCATTTCATTTCTAAATGATTCTACTGCCGCTCCAGTTTCTCTATTT